TGCTCGGTCTCTTGCAGCTATGTCTGATTGAGCAGATTGTCTTTGTATGTCTTCTAATGTTTGTTGAACAACTTGATCTTCGTATGGATCGTAGAATGCTTGAGCCATTGATGGGTCGTACATGCCTGTAGCTCCACGAGCAGATTCTTCTGCTCTAGCTAAAGCACCCAATCCTCCAGTCATGGCTTCACTGGCACCTGGCAAATATCCGAAAGCGTCTTCTAGCGCTCTCTCTTGCCTACCGAAGAGTCGACCAGCTTCAGTTACATAAGGCTGATACTCACCTAGTCGTGCGGCTTGCTGTCGAGCTTGTATTTGTAATGGAGTTAGCCCGGCAGTTTGCTCAATGGGAATATCTCTAGGTCTTGATATAAGTCCTTCATATTCACCAGGTGCACCAAAATAGGATGCTAATAATCTTCTTGAATAATCTTCGATATAAGGCGATACAAAAGAATAACCAGTCTGAGGAGTGGTTATGACTTCCGCTGGAGGTGCTGATTTTGTTTTACTTAAACACATCTTTTATTTATTTCCTATAATACATACCGCCTATTTGGTGAAAACCTTTTTTTTCAAATAACTTCTTGGCTCTTTCTACACCCCCTAAGTTAAAAATACCAAGTATTAAAGGTTTCTCTTGTTCTTTAGCATAGTCTATTACTGCATCTATTAAAAGATGTGACGGTGGTGTTTCGTCTTTTGTATTTCTGTATTCAGGTAATACATAAAACCAACCATCGCCTATGTATTGTTCTGCTGACCACCAGTAATCAGTAGGAGCAGCTCCAATACTACCTATAATTTTAACACCATCTAGCACATTAAAGACAGCCCCATTGAATAAATAATGATTAATGTGTGACGAGGCTCTACCCCATTCTATAGGCGGAGATCCATCTCCAGATAAAGAATGTTCAGTCCAAAAATGTTCTGATAAAAAATCTGCGATTCGTTTTCCGTTGTTGGGAGACGGATAGACTACTTCTAAGCTAAAACTCATACGAGTTGTTTGGCGATCTCTTCTCCAAATTTTTGCATTTTGTACATCTCACGAGCACCAATTAATCTTTGCTCGTACTCATCGTTTGGATCTGCACCAGCTGCAATACCCATACCTCTTACCGCAGCAGAGTTAGTTACAAACTCACCATCACTTAACATAGCCGGTATCTTGTCGCCTTTCTCTCCACCGGGTCCTGTGACTAATTCATCTCTGTCTACGAATGTTCCGTCTTTTGCATATAACTGACTGGCGATACGTCTTGGCTGTAAAGCATCTACATAAGTTGCTTCTCTTGGAGGAGCTACTAATGGAGAAAAAGGTACGCCTTTAGCTTGTGCATAAATTTTAGATACTTCGCTTGGATAGAATCGATAAACATCTGGTGTTACATCTTTAGCATCAATACTTATTGATGCACCTGGCCTAGTATCTCTGTAACCTAAACTACCAATACCGCTACCAGCACCATATGCTCTTGCAATATTGGATACCATGTCCTCTGCGATACCGTCATCTTCGTAATTAATTCCAAGAATATCTCTCATGTATTCTTTAAAATCACCCTCATAATCAAAAGGTAATCCAGCTATACCACCTTCCCGCAATCTTCTTAATTGAGGAATGGAAGCTTGCGAACCTTTTATTATTTGACCTTGAACTAGAGGAGAAAAATCTGAAGAAGCTCCAATCATCTCTAGCATTTCTCCTAGAACTTTCATTTTTTCATTTGCATCTTTTTGTTTTTGTTCTTCAACAGCTTCTTCTACATCTTCAAACATTTCAGAAGATCCTTCTAAACCAATCATATCATCACGAGCATCATCTTCTGCTGTCCTAGTTGATTTAAGATAGTTTTCATAAGCTGAATCACTTATGTTGTAAGGGTTTTCAGTGTTGTATTCAACGTCTAAAGGTTCTACAGAAAAATCTAAATCACTTATATCAATTGTTTTAGCAGGTAAATTTTCTGGAAGATTCAATGTAGGAGCGCCAGTAATTCTACCTTGAACTAAATTCATAGGTCCGAATACAGATCCACCGCTCATAAATTGAGCAATACCGCCCATCATGTATTCTGGTACATCGTACCCAAACTTGTCTTCAACCAGAGAAGGATTCTCTTTAGCTAAAGCTTTTAGTCCTTTGTTCGCTGTCTGTAGATTCTTCATTTGACTTTTTATTATAACCCTTTAATTTGCGTTCTTGCATCAATAATTTCAATTCATGCCAACGATAAAACCTTTTGTTTACATCGTCCCAAAACCAACCTTTGGTCATGAGTATTTAGTTTTCTTTCTTCTGTTCGGCATAACAGCTCCACAACCTTTGTGCATGCGTGCAACGATGCCACCTTTATTCATTCTTACTTTTGCTTTCTTGGTATTGGCTACAACGGTTTTACCTTTTTTACCAGCGGCCTTCTTTTTTCTAGCTGTCTTAGCACGTTCTGATTTTGATAAACTTCTAGCTTTTGCAGATGGCAAACAGCGATCTGGGTTTTTTTTATTTTTACTAGTACCACATGGTCCTTTAATAGAACCATCTGTGCCTATTCTGACCCAGTTTTGTTCTCGCCACTGCTTGAGTTGTCCCATTATCTAAGCCTTTCCTTCATCACAATACCCTGTCCTTTAATACCAACAAGGCCACCGTTCTTCATTTTCTTTGCTTTCTTTTTAGATCCTTTTGCGTAGTTTGGATCTTTGCAATACTTAGATGCCGCCATATTTGCATATGCAGATGGGTATGTATCAAAGGTACGCTTTGCCCAAGCCTTACCCTTTGCACATATTTTGCCACCACTTTTTGCTTTCTTTGCCATAAATATATCTCTACGTTATTGTAACTGTTACTGTACCTAAACTTGCAGTAGCGCTATATCCATTTGACGGTGCATAAAACTGCGATGTAAAACAATCACGCCACTGATGTCCATCCCAACATTGTAATGTATTTGTATTAGTATTGAAAAGGAGAGTGCCAGCGACAGGAGCTTCTTCGTCTCTTTCTGTCGTACTTGTTTGTCTTGCATTATCTAAATCTACAGTAGCTAAGTTAAGTTCTAAGATCCTAACTAATCTATTGTAAACATCTGCTGTGACAGATTGATTTACACTGATTGGTAAACGAGTAGGTAATAACTTACTCATCTTCTTCCATCAGTTCTTATGTCTGCCCTCGTTGCTCCTAATCTCCAACCAACATCATTGTTGCCAGTTCCTGAAGCGTCATCGTCTGATTCTAATCTTAGAACCATTTGTCTAGATCTTTCTCTAGTAAATATTTGTTGAGTATCACTACCCATTTGATTGGTGCTTGCTGTAGTTAATGAATCTCCGGGATAGTCTCTGGTTTTGATTACCATATTTACTTTACCGGCCGCGCTGTTATTTAAAAATCTAACGTCAGGAATAATTCTGCCTACAAAAGCGAACTGTTCTCCATCTCCTAAATCAATATCAGCGCTTTCAATGAACACATTGGTCATAGGAGATCCATCATCATTGTATCCATACTCATGCTCATACAAATAATTGGTTCCTGTAGCTCTTGGGTAATTAACAATGTTTCTGTCTAACCAACAAGTTCTACTTAAATTACCGTATGACCAAGCGTTTTCTACATAGTTGTATAAAACAAACCTATCAACCACGTTGCTTCCGTCTGAACAGTAGAACCATCCAACTTCGTTAAACTCATTATTAGTAAAAGCAAAGAATTGGAATCCTTGTGTAATGTTCATGTCATCAAATACATAACTTTGAACTGGACAAGGAACTTTCTCAACAGCTCCGTTGTATACATAGAAGCTGTCATAACCCATCCAAAATACTCCGTTAGGAGCAGTTATGGCCGCGTTGGGTCCAATCAATCCTGTGTTTTTATTAATAAGGTTTATTCCAAAAGTAAATGGTGCGCCAACAAACTGCATAGAATAGATAGAAGTATCTGTCCAAACCAATATCTCTTGTCTAGCTTTTACCGTACCAACGATGATACTACCTTCTGAAAGTCTTAAACTACCTGCGGTGTTATCGTTCTTTGGCTCAAACTCTAGTTCATTCTCTTGATCGCTAAATGCTATAAGCATAGGATCACTGGTTCCTGTTCTAGCTGTTCCTGTATCATTCAATGGATCAGCTCCAAAAACAATTACATGTCTATCAGTTTCTGATACTAATGTTTGTAATCCAACAGTCGGCACAAGATTTGCCCCGGTCTTTGTGCTTAATTGAACTGCTCTT